CCACCGAGATCTACACTATCCTCTTCGTCGGCAGCGTCAGATGTGTATAAGAGACAGCCTCAGACGCGTCATAGTGCATTGCCGAGATATTTACAATCATTTTGCCCCCCATAGGCCCAGATAGTTGTTAGGTGATGGTCGGGTTAACCCAAGAATCCACACCGTCGGCAATAAGCCCGGCAACACCATTCAGACGGTCATTAACGCCAACACCGAACATGGCTTCAAACTTCACCTTTTCAAGAGTGGGGTTAATAGACCGGGTGATTACAACATCAGGCTTAAGGCCAAATGGCACAGAGGGGTGACGCCGAATTGCAACACCGTTCCGGCTGTTCAGGCGACCGTAAGGCTTGGTCATAAAGGCGTAACCCTCCGGAACACGACCATGATAGTAAAGCTCCACCAGGCCGCGCTTTGACTTGTAGAAGCCGAACAGTTCACCGGGAACACCCTCAAACTCACCTCGTGTGTAGTAGCTCACATTTGTACCCGAGCCAACAACACTCAATTCAGAAGGCACCAGTTCCACAAAGCGAGGCAGGGCCGCAATCGTGTCAAGGTCATCTTCAGAAACAAGGGCATACAGGCGGCCTGAATGACCATGATGACGATGCTCTTCAACCATAGTTTCAAGCAGGTCCTCAAAGGTATCGCCGTCACTACTGTCCTTCACAATATAGTGAGTGTGCGTATCATCAAATACCTTTTCTCTCCACTGCGGGGGAATGTAGTTCACATTCATACCGCTGCCAATCGCCCAACCGACGCTATAACCGTAATCGCCAATTGGTTCTTCATCATCAGAGAGAATACGGGTAATAAACTCGTAATCAAATCGATTCTGCCAACGCTCCGCAATGAGGTCCATATCATTACGAATCTGGCTGCTATTAGCGTTCAGAAGATACATCTTGGACCAACCAAGAGCATCTTCGTACATATTCAGAGGAAGCATATGACCAATCCAATCTGACCGGACTGCATCAGCTTCCGTAAACTCAGTAGCCGGCGGCGTCATCGAGCGCGTACTTTCACCCTGACGATACATGCCGTACATCTCATCGGTAATAGTCATCAGGGAACCGTACCTATTAATCAGACCTTCATTAACGGTACCAATGATTGCCGCCACCTGCTGAAGTAGCTCAAGAGCAGTTTTCTTGCCTTCTCGCAGAACCTTAAATTTAAAAATTTCTGCACCGTCAACGCCAGTCGGAGTGACTAGATCAACTGCGGCGCGTACACCAAGATAAGCCATTCTACTTTCTCCTAATCACTAGAGTCTGCTACCACTTCAACGGGGGCAGCATCGGGATTAACGTAGAAAATTTGCTCCGATTCCGGCTGGCCAACAGCGCGAATCAGTGTAGGGGGAGTATCTGTCATCAGTGTAGGGGGAGTATCTGTCATTTCCCCGGCGAAATTGTCATGCAAGTAGTACGTCTTCGTTACGTCAAGATCGACAAAGCCCGCCACCGGACCAAACGTTACTACGTCCATCTCTTCGCCCACATCGACATAAATGCTGCCCTTAGCACCGCTTACGCAGATACCAATGAGGCCTGAAGCATTAGCCTCTGTGCTAGCCGCAGCAACAGCCCAATCCCCGTCAGCGTTCTTGTGGACAACCATACCAACTGAGAGGTAAGAACCAGCCTTACCCTTACGAGTATGGCTTCCGACAAGCGGACGAATTTGTTCCGGAATATAAGTAGCACTAGCCATTTTTATTAGCCCCTTCCCCATTCACTAAGAATTGAATCAATATTCTCTTCTGCAATCTCCCCCGCCGACTTACTCTCTGTCGCGTCATAGGCCGGAGAGAAAGCTCGTCCACCAGTAGCCTTCGTAACAACAGTCTGTGCCAGTCGCTTATAGACATCAGACTGAAGAACCGCCTCAATCGCAGCCTTAGCAGCTTCAACATCGATGGAGGAGCCAATTTCGGCACGAACGGAATTCCGAACAAAGGTAACGAGCATATCTTCGTCAGCCCGGTCAATGCCTTCAAGTCCAATGCTGTTCTTAATCAGGTCAGTCAGCTTCGAATGGAAGATAGTCTTAGCCAATTCTGCATTTTTAGCCTTCGTCTGAGCAAGCTCTTCCCGCACAGCGGAAAGCGTCTGCTGAAGTTCGGCAACTTCATTAGTCTGCTCCTGACGGGCAGCAAACTGCTGCTCAATCTGCCGACGAATTTCGACTGGAACCTGATCAACACTAGTAATCGTCATGTTATCAGTATCCTCCCTATCATTATCATAGGACTTAGAGTGCTTGGTTAGATTAAATTCGCGCTCAAACTGAAGGGCGGCATCATCGGGGTCATCAATAATGTCAATAAAACGAAGGTGAAACTTCGACGGGTCAACATCATATGTGCCATTTTCGTGATAAACGATAGCACCCGGTTCCGCGAACCCCATAATAGAAGTGCTAACCTTAGCACCAATGGCCTTCTTCGTCTTAAAGTGTTTCTTGACTTCCTCGTTCTTGATAAAGCCCTTAGCCCATATAACACCTTTATCATCACGGGTTGCGCCAACCCACTGAATAGGTGTTGTTTCGGAGCGAGAATTGTTGAACCACAGGGATGGATGGCCCATGTTGCCGCCAATCTTCTTTTGAACGATCGTTTCAATCAGGCGATCATTAAAAGCAGGACGATAGGCTAGTCCATCCGCAGCGGTTAGGCCATCCTGCGCAATTGGCAGGGTGACAAACAGAGGATCGGGATCAATCTGAAGAAGTTCCTCTTCGTTTACGCCTTCCGCGAAAGGTACGTTAGGAAACTCACCTTCAAATTTCCAATTGTAGTTTTGTCGAATAGTAATCATAGTATGTCCCTCTGATACAACATATTCTACATATGTTAAAGCTATTTTGCAAGTGAATTTAACAAATTATGTCCTTTTACCACCTCCCCCGTATGCTCGTCCGCGCGGAGTATCCGCTTTGGGCCTAGGTTTACGAGCCGATGAGCCACCATCTGTTCTGTTGTCCTGACTACCATCTTCTTTTAGCTTTCCGCCCGTAAAATCATCACCCTCAGGTTCTACCAACAACCGCGTTTTAAGCTCTGCCTGCCCCATCCTATACTCAGTTGTCGGATCTTCGACAAGGTCCAAGATGCGAAGTGCTGTCTCACCCGTAATCATACCTCGACTATGAGCAAACTTTACCTTCTCAAACTTGATCTTCTGATCCTCACCCGTCAAGTCGGACCACTGGATAACGGTCGGGCCGACAATAATTTTTTTGTCGTACAGGCTGCGCGTTTTCAACCAAACCTGCACCAACTCCTGTAATCCGCCCGCCGCATCGATTCCTAGGTCGTCATCTTCAATATTACCTGCGAAGAGATCACGTCGGCCTTCAATGTAGCGTACCCAAGGGGGTGTTTTTGCGGTTGCCGCTTCACCCGTAATCCCTTCTGAACCACCAAGCACATGATCAGGAATGTGAGTTCGGTTTTGAATAACTTTAAAAGTCAGGTTAATGACGTTCTCAATGTCCGTACTGAAACCTGTAGCCGGGCTTGCGAAGCGGAAAGTTCCGCCCTTACCAAGAACGATAGCGGCTAGCCTATCCCAATAAATACGCCTCTGCTTTCTCTCTTCCCCCCGCTCATCAATATAAGTCTCTTCAGGACCAGCGTTAAGATCAATTGTCTCTTCAGGGTTCTCTAAACCCTCAAACACAGGAACGGGGTTACCTGCAACCTTACTCCCCTGTGCCCCCTTAATGAGCATATCGTTGTAGTCACTCCACAGGGGGAGCAAGCTAGCATAACCTGGCCTGCCGTATCTCTCCTGTGGAGTTGCATCATTCTTAAAATGAACTACCGGAATACGCCCGATAAGCACAGGAAACTGCTTCACGATCTTCTTAGGCGTACCATTCTCATCAGTACCCTCAAACGTTACGGTTCGGCGTTTTGCGGTGTACTCATCTGTGATAGTCCACCCGTCCGTTCGCGTAACAATCTTGTACCCGGTTAACTCCTGTGTCATGTCATCTCGTTGTGGGTAAACGGAGTCAGGCGGTGGGACTGTAAAACTGCCATCGCTATTTACGATGACATACTGATCACCAAGGGCATACAAGTCTTGATAAAGCATAATCAGAAACCCTTGTAGGGATGTGAAGAGGCGCCGCAGTAGGCCGTTAGTGTACTTCTCTTTCGCCTGCAGGCGCTTGTCTTCAATCTTCTCAAGGCTAACACTTACGCCGCGCCCAATTACATAGCTGGTAACGGTTTCAGCAATGGCCTGTGCTTGATTACCCGAAGCTTCAAACCCTTCCTGTCGTCCGCGCCTGAAGTTATCCCACCACACATAATCAGGACGCGTCTCATCCCAAGATTTGTGAGTAGGGTAAAACTCTTCTACGACAACTGCTGAATTTGTACGCCCTAAGATGTGCTTAATCTCAATGCGATCTCTGTTAGAGAGAATATCCTTGCCTGTCGCCTGAGAGAGTAACAACTTTCCCGCAAGTCGTATTCTTTGAAAAATGTTCATGTGTATAGTCCGCTAACTCTCATAAAGGTTACGCTGTTGCGCCGAGTAAACTGTGAAAGGTACAAGTGCCCCAAACTTACTGCATCAATTTGGTCATCGTGAGCACCATTAGGAAACATTTCACACTCATCAAAAAAGTCTTTATTCCATGCTCCCTCAACAATCCACACTAAACCTGTTTCTGCATCGTCTATCCAAGGTTGCGCTCGTGCTACTTTGTCCTTGACCGGGTTCTGTGTCTCTATGCGAAAACCCTTTAGCTGCATATCGGAAGCTAGGTCATCTGCCAAAGCTTTCTGAGGCCCGCCACTTTCAATTAGAATCTTGGTTCGAAGACCATCTGCACGAGCACATTTTGCAATCCCTTGTTTTGTTTTAGGCCATAATTTCTGCCAACGGACAACCTCATAAATAATATATTGCCATCTTCCACTATTATACCATAGCCCCATAAGGACGCCTACGCTATAATCGGGATCCGACTTGACCAATTCTTTTTCACTATAGGCTAAATCCCATGCTCTAACCCACCGTTTAATTTCTTTCCCGTCAGGCACTTCAGCCTTGCGTAAAATCGGAAACCACTCAGGGTTAATGAGATTACCGCCCTCAACACGCGGATTCTGTTGCCACAAGGCACTAAATACGCGCGGATTGCTTTTGGCCCGCACTTCCAAATCCTCTTTTGTATGCCGAGCCGCATCTAAGGGTTCTCCCGGCTTTCTAAAGAGGGGATCAACGAACAAATCATCGTAGTTATCGAATTCTTCCATCTGCTATTGCATCCTCCAACATCTGAGTCACCGTTCGCCTGTTTAAAAGTCGGCTTGGATGTACGTAATTTTCTTCAGCCCACTTTTTTATTTGGTTTGGATGCTCTGCCACAGCTGGCATGCGTAAAACATGCCAATACTCGTTGTTCCTCTCCTGAGCCTTTAACAATCTGCCCGCTAAATCGTCTTCATGCCAGCGAGTCATTGTAAAAATAATGGGGCTGTTTGGGCTAAGGCGTGTGTACAATGCGCTCCAATACCAATCCCAATGCCGCTGACGCACCTTCTCACTGAGGGCTTCGTCATCGTCTTTAATGGGATCGTCAATAATTGCAAAGTCTGCGCTGAAGCCTGTGATGCCGCCACCAACACCCGCCGCAACTAAGCCTCCGCGCATCCCCTTTAAATTCCATGCCTTTACGCTCTTTGCTTGTTCACTAAGTTCAACTCCCCGCTCTTCCTCAAGGGCACCCTTACCAAAAATATTTTGATAAGCTTGACTGCTAATAAGGTCACGCGCCTCTCTACTAAAACTGTAAGCCAGTTCCGCATTGTACGAGCACAGGATGATCCGCTTGTTAGGGAATTTACCCAACACGAAGGGAGGCGTTTTGCGACTAACTAACTCACTTTTTCCATACTGAGCTGGCATAAAGATCATTAATCTCTTAATTATGCCATACACAGCCAAGTCAATGGTGTCAGCGACTAACTGATTGTGCGGACGCCGGATATAGCCAGGAAAAGTATAACTAACAAAATGTCTGAGGTGGCGACGGGCAAGCTCCCGCCGCGCCAGCTCCATTTGTGCGAGTTGTGCCTTGTTCATGCTCTGTCTCTTATACACATCTCCGAGCCCA